TAGTAGTCAACCCTTTTCTTTATAAGGATGAATAATGGCTACAGTAAAAAGAGGAGAACTCAGACAGTTTCAGGGAGCTTTTTCTGATACATGGGCAATCAAAGATACATTTAATTTTGGTTCTATAGCAGATGGCAATGAAGAAGTTACTGGCGTAACTGTATCAGGTGTTGCATTAGGTGATATGGTATTAGGAGTAGCTTCTAGTGTAGATGTTGCAGACTTAGATTTAACAGCTAATGTTACTGCTGCAAATCAAGTTACATTTCAACTAAATAACAATACAGGTGGTGCAATAGATTTAGCTACTGCTGAATATACAGCCCTTGTTGGAAGACCAAACTGGTAAACATTATAGCCCTCTTCGGAGGGTTTTTTATGTTAAGGAATAATTATGGCTTTTTTTAGAGGTACAGGCGGTGCAGGTACTGCTACATTTGAGCAACTACCTTTAGCTATCAGTGAGGGCGGTACAAGCGCGACTACTGTAGCTTCTGCTAGAGCATCACTCTTACCTGATTTCTCTGGTAATGCTACTTTTATACTTGCAGTAAATTCTGGTGAAACTGATGTAGAATTTGTCACAGCACAATCTACAATTAGTTATTCTGATGCTACAGCAAACTTTACAGGAATATTACAAGAAAGTGGTAGCAATGTACTAACAAGTGCTGATATTGGTGTATCAGTAGCTTCTGCTGGTGTTACAGGAGGAGGTGTTAGTTATTCTGACGCTACTGCAAACTTTACTGGTGTATTACAACATAGTGCCAGTAATGTACTAACACAATCAATGATAGGTGTATCAGTTCAAGGTTATGATGCTGATACAGCTTTTTTAGATGCTGCTACGGCAAACTTTACAGGAGTGCTACAAGATGGAGGAAGCACAGTTCTAACAGAATCAAGTACAATTGAAGGGGGTACTTACTCATGACAACCATTTTAACTAAAAAGAAAGACTCATCAGGAGTACCAGCTACCGCTGATATCACTAGTGCTGTTGGAGGAGCAGAGTTAGCAGTTAATACTGCTGATAAAAGATTGTATACAAAAAATAGTAGTAATGTTATTGTAGAAATAGGTACTAATGCTTCAGAATTAATGGTGTCTGGTGTAGCTACATTTAGAGGAGCAGTATCAGGTAATTCTACATTTAATATATCAGGCAGTGCTGGTATATCAAGTAATTTAAATATAGGTGGTACTTTAGGAGTTACAGGAGATACTGATATTGCAAATGTATCTGCTGATGGAACTCTTGATGTTAGTGGCAATGTTTCTGTAGGAGGAACTTTAGCTGTAACTAACACTATAACAGGGGCTTCTACAGTATCAGACCAAGACGGTGATTTAAGAGATATACCTGTAAGTCAAAACTTATCTGGTAACTACACTTTAGCAATAGGAGATGTAGGTAATCAAGTAACTATAAATACCTCTAATGCAATTGTAACTGTTCCTACTGGAGTATTTGGTATAGGCGATATAATTTCAGTTGTATCTGTAAACGGTTGTACTGCTAGTTTAGCTTGTACTGCTGTTAACGCAGTTAAGGCAGGAGATTTAGCAGCAACTGCTTTGCACACATTAGATGCAAACGGAGTTGCTAGTATCATGTTTACTTACACAGCAAATTTAGCTGTACTCACAGGCAATATTTCGTAAGGAAAAACAATGATTGGAAGTCACCAACTTTTAATGACTAATTTTACAACAGGAGAACCACAAACTGTTGTACGAACTTTTAATTCTACAAGCACGTTTACTGTTCCTTCAGACGTATCAACAATTGAATTATTGATGGTAGGTGGTGGAGGTGGCGGTGGAGCTGTACGAGGTGCTGGAGGTGGAGGTGGAGGTGTTGTTTTTTATTCAGCAGGAAATACACTACAAGTCACCGCAGGAGAAACATACACAATAACTGTAGGCACAGGAGGTGCAGGTGGTGTTAATACATTTAGTGGAACATCAGCAGCTAATGGATCAGATTCATCTTTTACAAAATCTGGGTTTCCTACCACAGTCGTAGCAAAAGGAGGTGGACGCGGTGGTAGAGGATTTAACCATGAATCTGGTGGAGATGGAGGATGTGGAGGAGGGGCAGGTGCTATTTCTTCAAGTTCTAATGGAGGGTCTACAAATCAAACTACACAAGACTCAAATCGAAGTAACATTGTAGTTGGTCATGGTAAAGCTGGAGGAAATAGTAACGGTAGTAGTGATACTGCTGGAGCTGGAGGAGGCGGTGGAGCAGGTCAAGTAGGAGGAACTGGGTCTAATTCAGGAAATAACACCTCTGGAAAAGGAGGTCATGGATACACCGCAGATATTACTTTAAGTGTTGTTACCTACGCTGGTGGAGGCGGTGGTGGTGAAGATACTCCAGGGTCTACTTCAGGAGTTGTTGCCGCTGGTGGTGACGGTGGTGGCGGTAGGGCAGGGTTTAATTCATCTGGTTCAGAAGATGGAGCTGATGGAACTGAAAATTTAGGCGGTGGAGGCGGTGGTGGAGCAGGTGGCACTAGCCCAATCGGAGCAGGAGGTGACGGTGGAGATGGTGTTGTAATAATTAAATATACAACAAGTACAGGTTAATTATGAAATATTATTTTGCAAAATTAGATTCAAACAATACTGTAACTGCTGTTCATATTGTAGCTCACGATGATTGTTTAGATTCTGATGGGAGTGCGTCTGAAACAGTTGGAATAAACTTTTTAAATAATTTATATGGAACATCTGACACATATAAACAAACATGGAAAGAACGTAAATCAGGAAGTCATGAAAGATTACATAGAAAAAATTATGCAGGTGTTGGCATGATTTATAAAGCAGATATAGATGCTTTTATTGGACAACAACCATATCCTAGTTGGACATTAGACAATAATGGAAATTGGCAAGCACCATCTGCAATGCCTAATGATGCTAAATATTATGCGTGGGATGAAGATAATCAAACATGGGTAGGTGAATAATGAAAACAGAAGAGTTACTAAACGAACTAGATATACGACTAACATCTCATGAGGCTGTATGTGCAGAAAGGTGGGCTGAAACACTTTCTAAAATAAAAAGACTTGAAACTATATTAATTGGTTGTTTTGGTTCTATTGTATTAATACTTATTACTATTATTTTAAAACTAAGCAGAAGTCTATGTACGGCATGATGAAAGGCAAGAAAAAACCAATGAAAAACGGCATGAATAAAAGTTATGGTGGTAAGAAGATGATGGCTAAGAAGCCAATGAAAAAACCAGCTAAGAGGAAAGCATAATGGCTAAAGGAGTAGCTCACTATTTTAGAGATGGTAAAGAATATAAAGGCAAGATGCACAAAATGCCTAATGGTGATATGCACTCTGGTGCAACACATAACAAGTCTAGTAAGAAACTTTTTCATCTTAAAGAACTTTCTAAAACAGCACAAAAGAGGGCTAAAAGTGGCAGCAAAAAAGTCTAAGAAGTCTCCTACACCTACTAACAAGGCTCTGTATAACAGAGTCAAAGCAGAAGCTAAACGTAAGTTTGATGTATATCCTAGTGCTTATGCTAATGGTTGGTTAGTAAGGGAGTATAAAAAAAGAGGTGGAGGTTACGCATAAATGGGTTTAGTTATGTTTTTTATAATTGTTGTTATACCTGTAGGAGTTGCTTACTATGTCACTAAAAGAATGGTTTGGTAAAGGAAAGAAAGGTGACTGGGTAGATATAGGAGCGCCTAAGAAGAAAGGTAAGTTTCAGGCTTGTGGTCGTAAGTCTACTAAAGATAGTAAGAGAGCCTATCCTAAATGTGTACCTAGGTCTAAAGCTAAAAGTATGACAGAAGCACAAAGAAAGTCTGCTGTAAGAAGAAAGAGAGCAGCAGGTAATACAGGTGGTAAACCTACCAATGTAAGAACATTTGCAAGGAAGAAAAATGGTTCAAAAAAAGTATCAAAATCCTAAAGGTGGTCTTAATGAAGCTGGTAGAAAGTATTTTAAAAGAACTACAGGTGCTAACTTAAAACCACCAGTATCAAGAAAGAAAGCAAAGAAGTCACCCAAGGCAGCATCTAGGCGTAAGAGTTTCTGTGCTAGGATGCAAGGAATGAAAAAGAAAAGAACAGGTAGTAAAACTGCTAATGATCCTAATAGTAGGATTAATAAAGCATTAAGAAAATGGGATTGCTAAATGGCACTTACAACTACATATTTAGATTTAGTAAATGATGTACTGGTTAGGCTCAGAGAAGCCCAAGTAACCAGTGTGTCTCAGAATGGGTATTCTTCTTTGATAGGTGCTTTAGTTAATGACGCTAAAAGAGAAACAGAAGACGCATGGAACTGGGATGTACTAAGAAGTACAGTATCGTTTACGACACAACAAGGCACATTTAACTACAACTTAGACGGTGCTAGGAACAAGTTTAGAATCATCTCTGCACATAATGATACAGAAGATGTATTCTTACGTTATCAAACATCAGCATACTTTATACAAAGTTTGTTGTTAACTGACACACCTACACAGGGTGCACCATTATACTATAATCCTAATGGTGTAGACCCTGATAGAGATGGGCAAATAGATTTATATCCTATTCCTGATGGTGATTATGTAATAAGGTTTGACTTAGTTATACCTGAAGAAGAACTAACAACTGATACAGACACCACTGCTATGCAAAAGAATATAATTACATCTTTAGCATGGGCTAAAGCAATAGAAGAACGTGGTGAAGATGGTGGTATCAGTGTATCAAGTCAGTATGCAGTAGCTAAACAGGCTCTAGCAGATGCTATAGCTATAGAAGCTGCAAGAAGACCTGATGAAGAAACAGTGTGGTATCCTTCATAATGCCTAACAAACCTATACAACCAGTAGCAATAACATCACCAGGTTTTTTTGGTATTAACACACAAGACTCTGGTGTAACTCTTGACTTGTCATTTACACTAGAAGCAGATAATGCTGTGATTGATAAGTCTGGTAGAATGGCTGCTAGAAGAGGTTGGGAGTATCAGACAACTGCTGGTGGTACGTCTACAGTACCAGAGTGTATGGTAGAGTTTGATAATTATACAGCTACAGGATCACATACTATTATTAGTGGTGGTGATGAAAAGTTGTATAGAGGTGAAGGCACTATGTCTGCTATGCCTGTATATGCAACTGATGGTAGTGCTACTCTTACATATACTATAACAGATAACAACTGGCAGTTTAAACAAGCAGAATATGAAAGTGGTCTTAATTTTAGTCCACATATGTATGCAGTACAGAAAGGACATCCTACTTTAGTATACCATAAGTTACCTACAGGTGGTGGAGGTAGTCATTCTCATACAGGAGACTTTGGGTTTCA